GATGCTTTTCCAGCTATGTCTAGTTACGGAAATTTTATGCAAAATGTTCAACAAACTTTTAGCAGATATACTGATTTAAGAAATATACCGCAAAGAGATTTTCAAAAAGTAGTACAGTATGTAGAAAAAACAAAACAAACTTGTTTACTAATTCAAGCTTTAAGTACGCCTACAAGTCTAATTACTTTTGCTGATACGTTTTTAAATGGACAAATTGGAGATCAATTACAGAAATTAAATAGATTAATAGATCCTAAAAAAATACAAAATCTAATAAAAGCAGTAAAAACGGGTTGTGAAAAAATAAAAACAGTAGTTGATGCTATATTAAAAATTATAGGATTCGTTAGAACTATTATAAATTTAGCTGTATTATTGATAAACATAATTAAAATTATAGTAAAATTTCTTGTGATACTTCCTATTCCAAATATGTTTACGATTGTAGGAAATTCTACTTCAGCTGCAGATGCAAAAGTAAAAATAGACGAAAAAGCCCAATATTTTTTAGATCGCATTAGCGAAATTAATAGAATATTAGGCGCTATATACTCTTTTTGTGTAAATAGATCTAGTCAACTACAATCAATAATTAGATCTTTAAATATTGTTATCATTAATTTACAAAACTGCAATCAAACCGATGCTCCAATTGATGCTGATGTAGATTTAGGAAGTAATGAAATAAATACTATATTAGAACAATTACAAAGTTCTGTTTCTACATTACAAACTGCAACAACAAACATGGATAATTTTGTTGCTGTTTATGATAATAACAAAAAGAAAAATAAGAATAAATTTGGGGAATTTACTATAGAGATTTTGCAAGAACAACTCACAGATGAAGGCATACAATTAAAGAGACGCTATGGAGTAGGACTTGATAAAAATGCAACTGTTGTGGTATCTTCTACTCCTACATTTGCTTCAGATGATAATATAATTATACAAGAGGTAAAATTATTATTAGCTGGCTTAAATGGACAATCTAATGTTCAAAGAATATCTGTATTTTCTTCTGACAATATAGAATCATTAAACGAAGCTATTAATTATTTACAAGCTGAGCCTGTTTCTCTGGAAGATGTAGATAATTTTAATTTAGATGCTGGTTTAGATGATCCAGATAATGAAGATGAAGATTCTGAAGACGGACTAGGATTAAATGCATTTATAAACAATCTAAAAGGCGGAAAAAGATTAAGAAGACGAATGAGAAGACAAATGGCTAAACAAAAAGTACAGCTAGTAAAAGAACTTAGAAAATCAGATCCTACTGGAAAACTTACAGCTAAAAAAACAAAGACGGAAACTATAGCCGCAATAAAAAATACAATAGAAGCATGTGAATTGACTATAAAAATAAATAGACAAGATATTATAGCGATTATAGCTATTTCGCCAATACCGAATCCCATAAATATTGCGCTTATCATATCAAAAAAGAAAACTATTGAACAAAATAAAAAACGCATATTAATATTAAAAACAGAATTATCCAAACCAAATCCAGACATTGCTGTTGTTGACGCCAGTCTAGGAACAGTGGCAATTAAAAAAGAACCATAAAAAATAATTACATACTTAAAATATTTATAGAATATGACAAAAATAGACGCGCTTAGAAAAATAATACGAGAAGAAGTAGTCTTCTAATGTATTAGATAGCTTATTAAAAGAAACTGCGACTTCTATGATGGATCAAGATATAGAATCTATGAGTTATACACAAGACGATGTAAATCCAATTGATTTTTTTCAACCAAAAAATGCATCAGTAGGATCTATAGATAGTATGTTATCTACAGCGAGACCTAGCTCTGATATATCTCATGTACAGATTAATACTGTTCCTGACTATTCTAATTTAATGAAATCACTAAAAGAAAAGGGAGCTATATAAAATGGCATACGGATTAAAAAATATTCCTATAGTAGATCTATATCCTTCTAAAGGTGTTGGAGTTAAAATACCATTTGAGTCTGATAGTGTATTTACATCTACTTTTACTACGAAAGATCAGCTAAGATATAATATCATTAACTATTTATTATCAGATCCAAGAGAAAGACCATTTAATCCTACGTTTGGAGCTGGACTAAGATCAAAGATATTCGAACAAATATCTACTAAAACTGTAGAAGAAATTAAAGATTCTTTAGGTCGTAAATTACAAAATACGTTTCCAAATATAGAAGTAGTTGATTTGTCAGTTGAAACAAGCCCAAACGAAAGTACTATACTTATATCTTTTTCTTACAGAATAATAAACACAGCTCAAGAAGACACAGTTAATTTAGAGATACAAAACTAATAAAAATGACAGAAACAAAAGACATACGCTATCTAAATAAAGATTTTTCTACTTTTAAAGCAGATTTGATAGACTATGCGAAATCATATTTCCCAAATACATATAATGATTTTACTCAAGCTTCTCCAGGAACAATGTTCTTGGAAATGGCAGCTTATGTAGGTGACGTGATGTCTTTTTATTTAGACAATCAATTACAAGAAACTTTTTTACAATACGCAAAACAACCTAACAATCTATACACGCTAGCATACATGTTAGGATATAGACCAAAAGTTACATCAGCCGCAATAGTAAATTTAGATGTATATCAAACTGTACCTGCAATACAAAATGGATTAAGCACTTGGGATCCTGATTGGTCTTATTGTTTAACAATAAATTCTGGTATGCAAGTTTCGTCTAATGTAGACTCATCTTTAACTTTCTATGTACCAGAAAAAATAGATTTTACAACGTCGTCTTCAATAGATCCAACAGAAGTATCAGTATACTCTTTAGTAAGCGGTAGACCTGATTCTTTCTTATTAAAAAAATCTACAAAAGCTCTTTCAGGAGAAGTAAAAAGCGTTAATTTTGATTTCGGTAATTCTGATAGATTTCCTAATGTAACTATTCAGGATTCAAATATAATCAGTATTCTTAGCGTAACGGATAGTAGTAATAATATATGGTATGAGGTGCCTTATTTGGCTCAAAGTTATATTCTAAATCCAGTTGCAAATACAGCTGCCAACTACCCAGATCTATATCAGTACAACAATCAAGTTCCGTACATGATAGAAAAATTAGATACACCAAGAAGATTTACAACTAGATTTTTATCAAATAACAACTTAGTTTTAGAGTTTGGATCGGGTGTAAATTCTGTTGCTGACAACACTATATTGCCAATGCCTACAAGTGCTAGTTTAGGTTTAGTAGATTCTTTATCTCTTTTAAACACTGCATTTGATCCTACAAATTTTGTAACTACACAAACTTATGGATTAGTTCCAAAAAATACGACTCTAACTGTGCAGTATTTAGCTGGAGGTGGAGCATCATCTAATGTACAAGCAAATCAATTAACGCGAGTAAAATCTATATCTGCAACGTCTTTAAGCTCACCTAGTAGAGTTAATACGGTTGTTACTAATAATGAATCACCTGCAAGTGGTGGTGGAGATGGCGAAACAACAGAAGAACTTCGATTAAATACTCTTGCTCAATATCCAAGTCAAATGAGAGCGGTTACTCAACAAGATTATCTATCTAGAGTAATGAGTATGCCTTCAAAATTTGGAAAAATAAGTAAAGTATACGTTACAAAAGATGATGCAATATTCAACAATTATGTAACAAACAATTTTTCTGAGAGAGATCAAGTATTGGTTAGTTTGTACACATTGAGTTTAGATTCAAATAATAACTTAGCTATTCCATCTCCTGCATTATTAGAAAATCTAAAAACTTATTTATCAGAATATGTATTGCTTACTGACGCCGTAAACATAAAGACTGCATATATAATAAACATAGGAGTAAATTTTGAAGTGGTTATTAGACCAAATTTCTCAGGACAAGATGTTATAGCCAGATGTATCACTGCTGTAAAATCATATTTTGATATTTCTTCTTGGCAAATAAATCAACCAATAATAACATCTAATTTATATTCTATAATAGATCAAGTAGATGGAGTTCAAACAGTAACTAAAGTAGAAATCGTAAATAAGTCTGGAATAGCTTCTGGATATTCAAAATACTCTTACGATATTGCAGGCGCAACTCTTAAAGGTGTATTATATCCATCTTTAGATCCATCTATATTTGAAGTAAAATATCCAAATACAGATATTCAAGGCAGAGTTGTTGCGTATTAAAGTATTTATAATAAAAAATAACCATGGCAATATATAAAATATTTCCAAACGCAGACGCGACACTATACTCCTATTTCCCAGCAAAAAACACTGGTTTAGATGAGATTCTAGAGGTATCTGTTACAAATAGTGAGAATGTAGCAAATTATTTTGCAGGACCTATTCCTAACACACCTATATTAACTGATGATATTCGTAGATCTCTTATATTATTTAGTGATAGCGATATTCAAATATTAAATGGACTAAAGTCAGGAAGTTGGGATGCGTATTTAAGACTATACTTATCAACTGCAGAGAATTTATCTATTCCATATACACTAAATGCTAATCAAGTAACAGATTTTTGGACCATGGGAACAGGTAAATTTCCCGATTCACCAGAAACAAGAAATGGAGTATCATGGTATAATACAGCATCATATGTAAATTCTCAAAGTAACTGGTCTTCTCCTTCATATTATTTAACTTCTGGTGGAGGATCATGGAATTCTACAATATGTTCTCAATCTTTCCAATACAAAGATGTAAAAGACGTTAATATGAGCGTTAAACCCATACTTACAAATTGGTTTAATGGAAATAATAACTATGGAATAATAGTTAAACACTCTTCTTCAATAGAAAATAATCCAAATAGCTATATTAAATTAAGTTTTTTTAGCGCTGATACTCACACTATATATCCACCAGCTTTAGAGTTAAGATGGGACGATAGTTCATATTCAACAGGTAGTTTAACAAAAGTCACTAGCAATCAAACCATCATAAATGTTACGAATAATCCATACACAATAAAATCAACAACAAATAAATTTACTTTTAGAGTAACTGCGAGAGATCAATTCCCAGTTAGACAATTTACTACATCATCATTGTACACAACAGTTAAT